GCACTTAATTCTTCTAATAATACTATTAATATTGGTAATGATAATATTAATCAAAATATTAATATTGGAACAAATGGTGAAAGAACAATTTCAATCGGTAATAAAACAGGTGCTACAAAAATTGTAATAAATGCCAGTTCTGGTGGTATAGATATTTCAGGAAATTTAGATATGTCTGGTAATTTCTTCAACGCAACAAATGTTAAAGGACAATTTATGTCTCTTAATGGAATTACAGGTTCAAGTGGGAAAAATTCAAGTTTAAATCTAGCGCCTTATTCTTCTTCTCCTAATGGTTGTATTTTAGGTAAAAATGATACAGAAGCAAATCAAGGAACAGGTGCGTGGCAAACTAAATTATTTAGTACTTTTAATTCATCATTATCAAATGATGGTTTTGCTATTGCTGATGCCACAGGACATATGACTATACCTTCAGGAACATATATGATAAATTGTGTCATAACTGGAAGAAAAGATGGAAATAGTGATGAAAGATATATTAGATTAGATTTTAGAAAAGGAACTACTATATTATATAGTGTTCTAGAACAAATAGTTGATATTAGTGATTCAGGATCAACTTATGTAAATATTGTTATGTCATTTATAAGAACATTGGAATATGGTACTGATTATAATTTTCTTACTGGTTCAGACGATGATGGTGATTGTAGACTTTGGTCAGGTGGTTCTACACCTTATGCTAATTATTGTAATTTTTATAGAATTGGATAATTTTTATAAATTTTTTATTTATTAATACTATAAATGAAAATACAAAATGCTACTGGTAAATTAAGTTTTGGTTCAGGTAATGATATAACAATTACACGAGATAATTCAAATGGTAGTTTAGATATATCAGGTAATTTAGATATATCTGGCAATCTTATTATTCATAGTGGAACAAATACAACTGGTGCTATAGAACTTTCTACTAATAAAGGTACATCTGAAACAATTATTTTAAAAAATACTCTTGGTCAAGCATCAAATGCTATTCAAATTAATGCTGCTGCTGGTGGTATTGAAATAGATTCTAATGGTTCATTAGCACTTAATTCTTCTAATAATACTATTAATATTGGTAATGATGATATAGATCAAAATATTAATATTGGAACAAATGGGGAAAGAACAATTACTATTGGAAATACTGATAATACAAGTAAAATAAAAATATACGCATCAGGAGAAGGTGATATAGATGTTTCTGGAAATATTGATATGTCTGGTACAATAATAGCATCTAATGTTAAGGGACAATATATGTATCTTTCTAATCTTGATGGTGGTTTCAATAATCCTAGTTTAAACTTACTTGAGTATGGTTCAGGTCCTTGTATTTTAGGTAAAGGCACTACAGAAGCAGCAGGTGGAACAGGAACTTGGAAAAATAAAGTATTTAGTAATTTAGATCCATCATTAACAAATGACGGATTTGCAGTAGCTGATACAAGTGGATTTATGACTATACCAGCGGGAACGTATATGGTATCTTGTAATATAACAGGAATGCAAGCAAACGCAAGTGATGAAAGATATTTAAGATTAACATTTAGAAACGATACAACTGAATCTTTTTCAGTTTTTGAACAGATTATTGACGCAGCAAGTGAAGGAACAACTTATAATAATCTTATTATGTCATTTATAATGAAACTAGATTATGGAACAAAATATAATTTTGCGGTAGGTTCAGAAGATACTGGTGATCTCAGAATTGCAGATGTAAGTGGTAATAGTGTATATTTTTATAGAATATCTGATGAAAGATAAATTTTATAAGTTTTATAAATTATAATATTTTTATTTATTAATACTATAAATGAAAATTCAAAACGCGACTGGTAAATTAAGTTTTGGTTCAGGTAATGATATAACAATTACAAGAGATAACACAAATGGTAGTTTAGATATATCAGGTAATTTAGATATATCTGGTAATCTTATTATTCATAGTGGAACAAATACAGCTGGTGCTATTTCTGTAACAACTAATAAAGGAACAGCTGAAACAATTATTTTAAAAAATACTCTTGGACAAGCATCAAACGCTATTCAAATTAATGCTGCTGCTGGTGGTATTGAAATAGATTCGAATGGTTCATTAGCACTTAATTCTTCAGCTAATACTATTAATATTGGTAATGATGATATAGATCAAAATATTAATATTGGAACACAAGGAAATAGACAAATAACTATTGGTAATAAAAATTCAAATACAAAAGTTGAAATACACGCAGGTTCTACTAATGGTATAGATATTTCTGGTAATATTGATATGTCTGGAAATGTAATCGTATCTAATGTAAGAGGACAATGGATGTCTCTATATGGTATTACACCTGGTCATAACACTTCTTTAGATCTTGAAGATGCTGGCGATACTGTTTTAGGTAAAAATCATTCAGATAATACAGGAACTGGTGTTTGGACTAATAAAAAATATAGTAATATAACACCTTCTCTATCAAATGATGGTTTTGCTATTGATGATGCTACAGGATATATGACTATACCTACAGGAACATATATAATAAGTTGTGTCGTAACAGTTAAACAAGCAAGTGCTGCTGATGAAAGATATGTAAGACTTGACTTTAGAAACGGTTCTTCTAGTTCTGGTAATATATATACTCACTTAGCACAAATAGAAGATGCATCGAGTGAAGGAACAACATATGTAAATGTTGCACTAAAAACAATGCTAAATTTAACTCATGGAACACAATATAATTTTGTTTTAGGATCTGAAAGTAATGGTGATTTACAACTTTATTCTATGAATTATTTTACTAATGAGTACGCAAACTCTGCTTATTTTTATAGAATTGGATAAATTATATTAAAACTTTAAGAAAAATAATTATTTAAGATAAATAAATAATTATTTTTATATCTAATAGAATAGTATAATATGGCAGAAGAAGTCTTAGACGCAAATAGAGAAGCTGGAAATTTTAGTGATTATGTAGAACCTGAAATTACACCTTTCGCTACAAAACAAAATACACATTTAAACTTTGCAACAGAAGAATTTATTATTACTGCAGATAGTACACCTAAATGGGGTGGAACACATATTTTTGATATATTAGAAAAAGGACAAAATAGTGTATTAACTAATTTAAAATTACAATTTGAATTACCTGCTCTTGAAGGTTCATCAGATGCAAGATGGATTAATTGGGTAAACTCTATAGGTCATGCTCTAATAAATAATATTAAAATAGAAACTAATGCTAATATTTTAGATGAACATACTGGTGAATTTATGGAAATATGGAATGAATTAACGGTTCCAGCGGGAAGTTCATATAATATCAGTATAGGAAAATATATTAATGGACCACCAAGAAACTCTAATTCTGTTGGGGCGAGAACTGTTACAGTTCAATTATTATTTTGGTTTTGTAAAGGTGCTACTGGTAGAAAAAATATAGATGCGACAAAATTAGCATTTCCTATTGGATTTTTAGATAACGATAATTTAAAATTAACACTTAAAATTAATAATTCCAATAAACTAATTTATACAGATGGTTCTGTTCCAACACCATCAGCACTTACCAATTGTAAATTAATAGCAGAATATGCATATTTAGACTTAACTATTGACAATGATTTAACACGCCAATCTTTATTATTTTATAACAATTATCAACAACAAATGACTTATATTCAAAAAATATCTTTTAGTGGAACAGCTGTAGCAAATACATATCGCTCAACACCAATTAGTTTAAACTCTTTAGAAAGTTCAATAACAGAATTAATTTGGTATGTTCAAAAAAGTAGAACTGATGGTTCTTCAAGACAACACAGATTTAAATTTAATTATCACGGAGGAAATATGTTAAGTGAATGTTCTTTAACTATTAGCGATTATTCTATTTCTGGAATTTTACCAGCAGAAAATTTTTGTAAAAATATTCCTCAAGCAGCAGGACATTTAGTTCCTAGAAAAAATATTCATGTATATGCTTTTTCAATTCGTCCAACAGTTTTTTCAAATCCATCTGGTTCTTTTAATATATCTAATAAAACTGGCGTAAAATTAAAAATAAAATTTTCAGATTTTTCTGGTGATTATGAAGGTGCATTATATGCTATTACAAGAAGAATATTAACAATTTCAAGTGGTACTTGTAATGTTCAAGATATTGCATAAATTTATTTTTTTTAAAATTTAATATGTTTATATATTTAATTTTTTTTTATATAGTTATTATATATAAAAAAATGGGAGGTGGATATATACAATTAGTTGCTCATGGTGCTCAAGATGTTTATCTTACAGGTAATCCACAAATTACTTTTTTTAAAGTTGTTTATAGAAGACATACAAATTTCGCAATTGAATCAATTAAAAATATATTTAATGGAACACCATCTTTGGGTTCTACTTATACATCAACTATTTCCAGAAATGGAGATTTAATATATCGTATGTATGTTCAATCGGATATTACTATTAATGATAGCTCTGGTAATGGGGGCTGGCCTGGTGAGTCTATGTTAAAAGAAATTTCTTTAGAAATTGGTGGTCAAGTTATTGATAAACATTATTCTGATTGGCTACATATTTGGAATCAATTAACATTAACAGATACACAAAAACGATTATATAATAAAATGATTGGACACGCTGCTTGTGTTGTAGATGGAACTAAAAGTGGTTATAGTAATACAGATAATTCACCTGGTGGTTCTGGAACATATACGGTAAATGTTCCACTACAATTTTGGTTTTGTAGAAATGCTGGTCTTGCTTTACCTATAATAGCTCTTCAATATCATGAAGTAAAAGTTAAAATTTTGTTTGCTGATTCACAAGCAAACGATGGTAATTCATCTGTAGATTCTATTGCCAATACAGATTTATATGTAGATTATATATTTTTAGATGGTGATGAAAGAAAACGTTTTTCACAAACTTCTCATGAATATTTAATTGAACAATTACAATATACTGGTGAAAAAACAATTGCCGCAGGAGATACAACATCTACAATTAAATTAAGATATAATCATCCTGTTAAAGAATTAGTATGGGTTGTTCATCAAGATAGAACAGCTAAAGATAATACTGCAGATACATTACGTTCTAGACAAACTTTTGGTATGTATACAGATGTATCAGGTGGTTCTTTATACGCTGGTGGAGTAAGTGATTACGATACATTTATTCGTGTAGGTGAATTTTTGGATGCTTCTGGTGGAACAATTTATCATGGTTCAGGACCACAAACTGCTGATACTGCTTTAAGAAGCACTTGTGAAGAAATTACTTATCATCCTGCTAAATGGCCAACTGAAGCACGTGCTCCTATTAAAGAAGCTCAAGTATTACTTAATACTAATCCGCGTGTATCTTTAAGAAAAGGCACTTATTTTTCTCAAACACAAATTTTCGAAAGTCACTCAGGTATACCTGATCCAGGTATATATGTATTCTCATTTGCTCTAAAACCTGAAGAACACCAACCCTCTGGAACATGTAATTTTTCACGATTAGATACAGCACAACTTAAATTTACATTAAAAGGATCTGGTGAAGGTTTAGAAGATGTTTCTAGAACTGCTAAAATTTATGGTGTTAATTACAATATTCTAAGAATAATGAGCGGTATGGGTGGTATTGCTTTTAATAATTAATTGTTTAATAATTTATTTAATTGGTTATAGAAATCTATAACTATTTTTATTTCACTTGTTAAAAATGATTTTCTAATTATAGCTAATTTTATTATATTTAAAGCTGATGTCAAATCTTTTTTAGATATTAATATTTTATTCATATCTTTTATATAATTATCTACATATTTAGTCTCCACATTATTATTAAATGACACCTTTTTATTTTTTTGTTCTAAACATTTATTATCATTTAATAAATTATTATCTATTATCTTATTGGATTCAGTTGTTTTCTCTATTGTCATAACTAAATTATTCATAATATTCTAATATATTTACGTATATTTTAAATAATTTTAAATGAAGTTTATTTATATAAATTTTTATATTACTTATATATATAATTAAAAATGCCTGGTGGTTTAATGCAATTGAATTACGCACCTTCATCACAAGCTCAATATATATATGGTAACCCTCAAATTACTTTTTGGAAGGCAGCATATCGTAGACATACAAATTTTGCTATGGAATCTAAAGAAATTTCAGATATGTCTGTAACACCTGATTTTGGTAAAACAGTAACCTACACAATACCTAGAGATACAGCTGATTTAGTTCATAAAATGTATTTTGAAACTGTTCTTCCTGACCCTGGTTCAAGCGATGTTTGTTATTGTCCATATCCAGGAGAAAAACTTTTAAAAAAAATGTCTTTGATAATAGGTGGTACTACTATAGATACACAATATTCTGATTGGTTACATGTATGGAATGAATTAACTTTAAATACAGAAAAAAAATTAAATTATCAACTTATGGTTGGTCATAGAAATAATCTTGTAATTGATAGTAGTGGTGGTGGGGTATTAACTGGTCTTATTTCAGTTCCTTTACAATTCTGGTTTTGTAGAAATGCTGGTTTAGCTTTACCAAGAAAAGCACTTGAGAGAACAACAGTAGAAGTACAAATAGAATTTGAAGCAGCAGCAAAAATGGGCAGAAACCAAAATACTTCTTCTGGTATGGCAGCTGCTACCGTATCTGGAAGTTTAACAAATCCTAAATTATATGCTGATTTTATATATTTAGACACAGATGAAAGTAGAAGATTTTTAGCTTCAAGACATGAATATTTAATTGAACAAGTACAAATTGCACCTGGTATTAATGGTCATACAATTAATTCTACAGGAACTACAACACTTAAATTAAACTTTACAAATTCAGTTAAAGAACTTATTTGGATAACTAAAAATAGTGCTTTAACAAGCACTGAAAGTTCAACAGGTGTTAATGATCATTTTAATTATACAAGAGGTATGAATGCTGATGATGCAGCTAATGAATATCAAAGATTAAGAATTCATGGAACCTCAGAAAATATTGCTGGTAATTTAACTTTAAGAGATGATCCATTAAAAGAAGCTAAAATACAATTTAATGGCGAAGATCGTTTAAGTGCTGGTAATAGAAATGCACAATACTTTAATCTTGTTCAACCCTATTATCATCATACTGGTCATCCATCACCAGGTATCTATGTATATTCATTTGCTTTAAGACCAGAGGAATTTCAACCATCAGGAACAGTTAATATGAGTAGAATAGATAATTCCCAATTAGTTTTAACCTTTCATGCGTCTACAGTACCACAAAATAAACTTATTGCATTTGCTACAAATTATAATATACTTATTGTTACAGATGGTTTAGCAAATTTAGTTTGGGGATAATTAAGATAATTAATAATTTTAAGATTTTTAATAATATTTTAAGACATTTTAAAAATATTTAATACATTTTAAAAATATTTTAAGACATTTTAAAAATATTTAATACATATATTTTTAAAAAATCTTTTTAAATAAACTTAAATTATATAATAAATATAATAAGAATTATAGTTATAATATACATTATTTAAATAATTTTTATTTTTTTAAATTTATTTATTAATTTAATTTTTAATTTATTTTTTAATTAATTTTTAATTTAATTTTCTCAAAATTTTTTTCTATGCATATATTATAAAAATGGGAGGAGGATTAATGCAATTAGTAGCTTACGGAGCACAAGACATCTATTTAACTGGTAATCCCCAGATTACCTTTTTCAAAGTAGTATACAG